TGCAGCGTCGGGTTCAGGTCGATGTACGTCGCGCCGTCGTCGCTGCGCAGCTGCGTCGAGGTGCCGCTCACGCCGGCGAGCGCGCGCGGCCTCGATCGAAAGCCCAACAGCACGAACCCGTCCGACAGGTCGTGCATGCGCAGTTCAGCCTGCTCCTGCACGCCGCCCGACTGCCACCAAGCGTCGATGCAGCGCGACGCGAAGACGACGAGGCACTCGTCGCCCGGCGCCACGGGAAACGTCAACGTACAATCCCCGCCAGCAGGGAACTGGACCGGGCAGTCAACCAGCAACGGCAGCGCGACGCTCTGGATCGTGCCGTCGATGCCGCGCACGAGCGCCTTGATCGCCGGCTGTACGCTGCACGTCGGCGGCCGGTCGACGGCGCTTTCGAACGACTGGATGATGCCGGGCAGTGCTGTCCAGACGCCCGCGCGCATGCCGTCGAACGCTTCACGCAGTGCGACCTCCGGGTCGCCTACCCTTTCACGTCGATCCATGGGATGAAAATGAAAAAACTGCTGTTGACCGCGGCGCTACTCGCGCCGCTCGCCGCCGCCGCTGACGACGCCTACGTCTACCCGTTTGCTGGCATGAAGGTCGGCGTGACCGTCGAGAACGAATTCCCGACCATCTTGTACACGGGGAAGAAGTGCGACCTGCCGCTCGCGAACGCGAAGAACATGCGGCGCTACGAGTCCTACCGCGGTGTGTGGGACATCGGCTGCTGGGGCGAAACGATCGACGGCGACGCCGTGATCATCGTGCCGACGATGCCGACGAAATCGATGCCGCTCAACGTGCTCGCGCGCGCAGATGTGAAGCGCAACGGCGACAACACGACGATGACCATCAAGGCGCTGCCGACGTACGGCCGCTAACCGAACCGCTTGATCACGTCAGCGGTTGGCACCGCCGCCTTGTCCCTGAACGAATCGGGCAGCACCGTCACGTCGGCCGCCAAGCAGATCACACTCGTGTACCACTCTTGGCCGCGCGTATCGCCGCTCACCTCCGCCAGCATCACGTAGTAGAAGCCATCGTCCTGCAGCTTCGCCTGCATCTCGATCCGCTCATTCTCGGCCTGCTGACCGACGTTCAAGCTGTACTCGTACCGCTGGATGCTGGCGTTGTCGAGCCAGATCAACCGGCCGATCTTCACGCTCGGGTTCAGCAGCATCTTCACCTCGATGCCGTTCGCCGTCTGCTGCGGCAGCCCGACCATGCCTGTCTCGTATGTGATCTTGGCGACGTCACCAGGAATGTACGCCGTCTCCGGCACCATAACGACCTTTCCGTCCTGGATGCTCCAGACCGTCTGCGTGGTGCGGGCGGTCCAGCGCATGAAGTCCCGCGCCATGCCGAACATCACCTTGCCTCGAGGCAGCGGGTTCGACGGCAAGTCGGGCAGATAACCCTGCCGCACGTCGTATGGATTCATCGCGGTGCAAACTGCCGCCACGTGATCCGCGGGCGTTGACCCGGCCGCGAGCGTCGTATTGACCACGGCGAAGTTGTAGGCCGAGTCGCCGTCCGCCGCGGTGATGTCGAGGTACGTGTCGGTCTGGCTCTCGCGCCCGCGACGCACCTGCTTGATCGAGCCGTCGAAGATGATCCCGTAGTTGCCCTCGTACCCAGCCTGCAGTACGACTCGCGTGAACTCCTTCTGCGCGCGCCGCGCTGTCGTCTCGGACACATTGTAGACGCGGATGCGCGCCGAGTTCGGCGTCTGCAGGTCGCCCCGCTGCACGCGGAACACGATCCGCAACTCGGACAGGTCGAGTGCCTCTCCGCTGTCGAAACCGATGATCAGCGATACCTTCCGGCCGAACTGCTCAATGCTCATTGGTCCGTCACCCAGAAAACGTGCGATCCGATGCCGAGATCCTCGTACGTCGGAACGTCGTCAGGATCACTGGCGCCCTGCACCCACAGGCGCCCTTGGAATCCCAGGTGCTTGTACTGCGCGAGCAGGTTGACGCCGGTCACCAGCGGGATGCCTGACACCAGCGGGTTGTCCGAGGCGTCTGCGATGTCGAGCACCCACCCTGCGCCGCCGGCCTTGCGGTACTGGACGGTCAGGCGATAGTCGGTCCCGCTCAGCGTCACGGTGAAGCGCTCCGGGCGCGGCGAAAACGGAATCTCGAAGAAGCTCGGCATCACATACTCCCCGGTGGCACCGCGCCGCCCGGCGCCGGCGTCGCTGGCATGGCGGCCTTCGTGCCACCGTTCCCGGTCTCTGCCGTCGACGCCGGATCGGCCTGGTTCTCGCGCGGCGGTAGCGTCGTGACCTGCGTCGACACGATCTTGATCTGCTTGGCCGTCACCGTCAGGATCAGCGCACTCGACGTCTTCGCATCAACCGTGAGCCGAAGCCCCTGCAGGAGCATGTTCTGGTAGATCCGGCGGCTTGTCGTGATATCGACCGGCGTACGTGCCTGCTGCAGCGCCAGCAACTGCGAGTAGATCGCGTTGATGTACTGTGCCGACGGCAAGCCGCCGCCGTCGAACGTCGCCTCTGCCGCGCCGAGCAGCGCTTCGTAGTCAGCGTTGCTCCAACCGCACTGCATCGAAAGATCCGGCTGACGCTTGAACGCATGATCGCTGATCTGCGCCCCTTGCTCGACCGGATGCTCGGTGATCACCAGCTCATCGTTGTAGATCTCCTCGATCGCGACCTGCACCGTGATGCTGCCGATCTTCTTCGGCGAGATCATGATCATGTCGAGGATCACGAGATCACCCCCTGTAGGTTGCGCACCATGTCGGCGTTTACCGCGCGCTGCTCGCGCTCGACCGCGCGGCCGGTCGCCGCAGGATCGCCCGAGCCGTTCACGTGGATCTGTGTGGATTGATGCAGCTCGACCTTCATCTGGCCGCCTGTTGCAGACGAATTCATGGCGGCAGCCGGAGCGCGCGGCCCTTGCGCCAGCCACTCGCTGTTGCCCAGAGCTCGCGTCATGATCGACTTGAGCTTGGCCCCATACTGAGGGTCTTCCGCGTAGACGCCTGTCAACGCATCTGCGAATGAAAATGCATCGCCCATGTATCGACGAGCGTTCGCGTACGGGCGACCCTTAGCCAGCAACTGCGCATGCGCGTCAAACGCATCCTCGAGCGTCTTGAATCGCCGAAACTTCGCCTGATAAGGCGTGCCATCCGCGCGATGATCCAAGCCCAACACGAAGTCCTGGCCCTTGGTCGCCTGAATGCTGAACGGGTTGTTGCTCCGCTTCGACAGGCCGCTGCTACCGAACCCGCTCTCCAGAGCCCACTGCGCGAACGTCACCAGCCACGGTACGCCATACTTGCGCTCCGATTCCTTGGCTGCGGCAATGGCCGCGCGCACGCGATCAATAAAACCCGGCGCGGACAGGTTGCTGCCGCCTGACGCCGCCGGCGCTCCAGACGACGGTGATGCAGCCGGAGCGGCGCCTCGTGGCGGCGTCAGCTTCGCGCCCCCGTCGTCCTTCGCGCTATCGATCTCGGCCTGCGTGTAGCCGCCAGTTGCACCCAGGCCGCGACGATCTGTTCCCGTCAGGGCATCCCATAGGGACCGGTACTTCCCGCCAGAAAGCTGAGAAATCAGCCCATCCACCTTGTCGCGCAGCGCATCACCGATCTTCCAGCCGGCGAATGCGGCACCAACTGCAGCAACGGCTGTCGCGAGACTCCCGAGTACCGCGAGCAGGCCGCCGCCGGCAGCGGTGGCTGCAGTCGTGGCGGCGCCCGCGGCGCGCAGCGCACCTGCCATTTTCAGGATGCCGCCAGCGATCCTGAAAACGCCGAGCGCCTTCAGCGCCACGCCGAGCAGCAGGATCCTCGTCGACCAGCCGCCCGTCGCGTGATCGAGCGCAATGAACGTGTCCGCCAGCTTTGCGAGCGCCGGCCCCGCAACCTCGGCGACTTTCAGGATGGCACTCGCGATGTCGGCGATTCTGTTCGCGATCTCGTCGCCGTGGTCGTCCATCCAGCGCTGAAAGCGATCGAGACTTGGCCCGACCTTCTGCAGCATCGCGCCTTCGACGCGGATGCCGAGGTTCTCGAACGTCGTTCCGAGCCCGCGCAGCTGCGTCATGAACCTGTGCGAGTCGTCCGCGGCCTTGTCGAGACCCGTCGTTTTCGACATCTCGCGGTACTGCCTCAGGAACTTCTCGAAGTCCCCGTTGCGCATCGCGAGCATCAGGTTCTCGTCGATGCCGAGAATGTTGCCGTACTGACTCGCGAGCCACGTCGGCTTGTTCGCCAGCGACTTCCCGAGGTCGGACATGATGTCGACCGTGTCGCGCAGCTCGCCGTTCGCGTTGCGCGTCTGCACGCCGAGCGTCGCGAGGTAACCCTCACCGGCCGGGTTGTTGCGCAGGAACCGCGCGAGGTTCTCGATCGTGCCGGTGGCCGCCTCGGCCGATACGCCCATGTTGCGCGCGGCGAACTCGAACCCGCGCAGATTGGCCGCCGACGCGCCTGTGCGCTGCGACACGAAGTAGAGGCGCTCGAGCTTCGACGCGAACGCCGCGACGCCGGCGCTCACGGTGAGCGCGGCTCCAGACACCGTAGCGATCAGCTGCTTGACGCCCTTCGTCGTACCTTCGACGCCTTCCTTGAAGTTCTTCAGGCCCTTCTCGTCGACCTTGAAGCCGAGCGCGACCAAGAACTCGCGGATGACGACCGAATCAGCCATTTTCTCTTTCCATCTTGCGGCGGTACGCCGCGTCGTTGTCCGCCCGGACGGCGAGGGAATCGTTCATCAGCGCGACGTCGGCAAGGCCGAGCGTTCCGTCGAGCAGTGACTCGTACCGGCACATCTGCGCATGTACGGGCGCGAGCAGCCAATCCTCGCCGCCGGGCAGCGTGCGGATCCAGCCTACGTCGCCGCCGGGCTGCTCGCTTGGCTGGTAAGCAGCCCGTTGATAAAAGGGCCGAGGTTCGCCACCACGACGCGCACGACGAGCGGCAGCATCACGTCGATGCCGATGTCGTCGAACATCGACGTCTTGTGGGCGATGTTCCAGACCTTCGCCCAGCTCGTGCCCTGCCAGCGCTCGACAACGGACAGGCACGTGCCGAAGACGTATTCGGCGTCTTCGTCCTTCAGGCCGGCCAGCGCGTTCGCGAACGGTTGAAGCACGGGCGCGATCGCGTCGACCATCGACAGCAGCTCGCGGGACTTGTCGGCCGCCGGGGCGTCCGCGGCCTCGCTCGGCCCCTTGCCTTCGGCCAGCGCCGCGAGCGCAGCGTTCGCGCGCGCTTGCTCGCGCGCAACGTCGGCTTGCTCGAGCTCGGCGTAGAACTTCATCAGCACCGGGATCATCGGCGGGATGATCGGCGCGATGCGCCGCGACACGTGGAACTGCTGCATCGCGCTCAGCTTGCCGATCACGTACCGGCCGCCGTTGAGTTGAATTTCAGTCGCCATGTTCAATACTGGCCGAGGATGTTGTCGATCTTGATCGCGTCGAATACCCATTCGACGACGTCGCCGTCCTTCGCGTACTTCAGGTCCGGCGCCTTCTTGAACGCGCAGCTGCGCGCGGTCGTCACATCGCCGGCCGCCGTCTGTCGAACCTCGATGAGGTTCTTGCCCCACAGCCGGCTGTCGAGCGACTGCGCGTCGTAGAGCGCCATCAGCTTCGCGTTGATCGGCGCGGTCTTGAGGTAGCGCAGCGTGACCTGCCCGGACTTGTCGGCGTGCAGGCTGTGCATGCCCTCGCCGTCCGAGCCGATCGTCATCGTGTTCTTGTCGCCCGCGCGCACGATCGTGATCCCTTCATCCGCGGTCGCCTCGCCATAGCCGAGAGAGAACGAGCCGCCCGGACCAACGATCGTCGCCGCGACGTCCTGAAAGCTGTAAGTCGTCATGTTGAGGTGCCCCTGTTAGCGGTTGACGTTGACGAGGATGTCGGCGCCGTGAATCGCGCCGGCTTCCTTCGCTGCGACCTGGAATACGACGGACTTGCGTGCCTCGCGGTCGGCCTGCGACTGCGTCGCGATCGGCGGCTGGTAGACGTAGTAGCCCTTCGCGAGCGTGTCGCCCTGGTTCAGCGCGCCGAAGCCGGCCGAGTTCCAGACGCCCGGCGCGAGATACCCGTTGTTCACGCCGGCCTCGCAGGCCGCCGCGATCGTCGCAGCGATCTGCGCGTTGCCGCCGTCGGTCTGCGGAATCTTCGTCGGGCTCTGATACAGCAGGTTGTAGACGTCCGTCTCCATGCGATTGCGGAACCAGATCACGTTGTAGACCGAATCGACATAGATGCCGCTCGGCGTCACGCTGTACTGAATGATCGACGTGTCATTGCTGTAGTTCACGAACACGTTGCAGTTCTTCGACTGCAGCGCGTTCGCCTGCGTGCTCGTGAGCGTCTCGGCGACGACGCTCGGCTCCTGCTTGAACATCAGCGTGATCGTCGTGTTGTTGCCGTCGAAGTTCACGGTCAGCAGGCGGCCGAGCAGCGACGACACCGCGTACGGCGTCGAGCTCGAATACTGCAGGATCGTGTACTTCAGGTTCAGCGCCTTCAGCTTGCTCGCGATGTCGGTCGTCACGGTCGAGTCGAGCACCTGCGGATTCTGCGTCGTGATGCCGTAGATGTGCCGCTGGTCGGCCTCGATGAGGTTCGCGACGGCGATGTGCTGATCGTCCGTGATCGACGCGTCCGCGAAGTCGAGGCCGAGGAACTTGTTCGAGAAGCGGTCGAGGAACAGCGCGGCCGCGTCGACGGGTTGCTCGGGCGCGATGCCGTCCGCCGGCACACCAGCGAGGCTGCTGGTCAGGCCCAGCATCGTCGAGACGTCGGTGCCACTGCCCGGCGCGGTCGCATAACCAACCTTCGAGCTCGTGCCGGTTGTGTTCGACGTCACGACGAACTGCGAGCCGGTCCAGGCGATCGTCGCACCGGTGAGCTTCGCGTTGATGACGGTGGCAACGCCGTTGAGGTTCGTCTGCGCGGAGAAATCGAGCGCAGTGATCGACTTCGCCACGCCGTCGATCGTGATGCTGAACGCGCCGGTCGTGATCGCCTCCCACAGCGCGATGTCCTTCTGCGCGGCCGACAGCACGCCGCCGCGCAGCGAGCCGGCCGTCGCCGTCTTCGCCCAGCGGCCGATCATCAGCTGTTGCGGCTGCGGCACCTGGTTGAAGTACAGCGCAGCGGCGTAGTATTCCGGCGTGTTCGTGCCGAAATCGGCCGTCACATCGGCAATGCCGCCGTACGAGCGCGCGCGTTCATTGGTGTCGATGATGGCCGACGGGCCGAGAATCAGCCCGGTGTTCAAATTCGCGCCCTGCGCCGCCAGCGCAGCGAGGTTGATCGACACGTTGATCAGACGCGATACCGGCAATCCGTTGGACATGCTGGTCCCCTACGAGTGGATGTTCGAAACGCCAGCCACCGGCATCGACGAGTCGGTCGTCGTCGCCACAGTGGCCGAATTGAGGTTGAGGACCGCGTAGGTCCGGGTGATCTTGCGGCGCAGCGTCACGGTCATGTCGTAGCGCCGTACCCACTGTTGATTGACCAAGTCGGGCGCCGCCCGAATCGGGCCGACGCCGACGAATGCCATGTCCTGCAGTTGGAGCTGCTCGCGGTTCTGCGGCATCGCGAGGCCGTCGGCGAGCCGCTGCGCATAGCCTTTCGCGTGCGGCCCGTAGAACGTGCAGGGCACGTCGATGTCCTGGTGCCGGATGTACGTGTCGTGGCCGTCGCCGGTACCGTCGTGCTGGATGGCGGGGCCGGCGTCCTGCACTTGCTCCTGGACGCCGAATGCGCACCAGTCGACGGACGGCTCCGGCTGCTTCGGCACCTTCGCCTGCCAGCGCGGCCTCACGAGATCCAGCGGCAGCGCTGTAATGCCAGCGATCAGGTCGTGGACCAGATCGTCGAGGGCGTCGTCCTCGGCCGGCGGCGCATCGACGGCTGGCGCCAGGTATCCGCCGGTCGAGCTGTCGGTCATGGGATCATCCCGAGAGAGGTTTCAGGTCGCATGTCGCGCAGACGAAGCCGCGGCCGAAGTGCGAGTAGTCGTTCACGTTGACGACCGTGTACGTCGCGCCCTCCCAGACGATTTCGTCTGCATCTGCCGTGCCGTCCGGCCCCCCGTCGCGCAGTCGAAACGGCGTGTGCAGGGTGATCGAGCCGACGATCCGGCTCCCGTCTGCGTTCCGGTGGAGGATGTCGCCTCTGTCGCTCGTCACGACTGCGGCGATTGGTGTCGATGCGACGGTGTTCTGCGCGCGGCCGTGGTCATCAACCGTCTGCGTCATGCGATTGCAGAGCAGGCCAGTGTCCATGAAATCGGGGTCGAGCAGGACCTCGGTTACGTCGAGGAAGGCCATAGCGAGCGCACCAACGAAAAAGGGCCGCGTGTGGCGGCCCTTGGATCGGGAAGACGGGAAACTACTTCTTGCGGCGCACGACGTACGTCGTCGCGTTCCGATACTGAGCAGTATCGACGAGCGTGTTCTCACGTGTGACGCCGCGGCGCCGGCGCGCGGCGAGCGTCGAGTCGGCGAGTTTGGGTTGGATATTGCTGTTGATCTTCGCGCGCACGGAATTCTGTGCGATGACGCCGGCGCGGTTCAGGCTGCGGTCGACCTTCTCGAGGTCACCGTCGAGCGCTGCTTCGACGCCCTTCTGCAGGTGCGGTTCGAACTTCGGCCGTGCGTCCTGCACGCCCGGCACCAGGTGCGGGCGCGCAGGGATGTTGTTCGCCGGCGAGCCGTTTTCCATGATGTAGCCGATCTCGGCGTTGCTGAGTGGCTCGCCCTCGTCCTTGCGGCCGGCGGTGCTGTCGGGCACGCCGACGAGCACTTCCTTCTGCACGAGCCCGCTGATCGACTTCAGCACCTCGTCGAGGCGGTCGATTTTCATGCCGTCCATGGGATTCTCCCGATGGGCGGCAGCAGCGTTACAGCTGAATGCCGCCCGAGCCCATCATCTGTGCGAGGCTGAGATAGCGGACGCCGTACATCGTGGCGTTCCAGAAGCCGCCGTCCTTGATCGCGACGGCCGCGGTGTCGTAGCTCGCGCTCACCTTGTCGACGGACTTCGACGACTGCGGCCCGCTCACCTGGCCCGGCACGCCGCCGACGGCGGCCATCTTCTGGTCCTTCACGGCGAGCGCTAGGTGGTGCGCGGTGACGAGCGCGACTCCCAGATCAGTCAGCTCGGCCCACCGGTCTGCGTTGACGAGCGATACCGCCACGGTCATCCAGAACTGGACGAGCGAGTCGGAGTACGTCGTCGTGTCGCTGAACTCGGGGAAGGACTGTCGGAACTGGGCGATATCCACGTGTCACCTTGCCAAAATGCGGATGCCGGCGCGCGCCTGCGCGGCGCGGCGCCGGGAGGCCATTATGCCTTCTTCCCGCCGCTGGACTTCTGCGTCGCGCCGTCGGCTGCGCCATCCTTCGCGGCCGCCGCGGCGTCCTTCTGGGATGCCTCGAAAGCCGCGACCCGCGCGGCGAGATCCTGCACACCGGCCGCGACTGCAGCCTCATGCGCATCGAGCGCCGCCGCGCGCTCGTCCAGACCTTTGCTGAACGCCTCGAGCTCGACACGAAGCTTTTCGAGACGGTCCGACTCGGCCTGGAGATCGGCCTTCGCCGCGGCCAGCGCGGCGGGCTGATCCGGCGCGCCGGCTTGCGAGCCGCTCGAATCGCTGGAATTCTCCGGCAGCGGGCCCGTGTGCGCCTTCGCGTACCAGTGCTCGGCAATGAAGTCCTCGACTTCCTGCACGCCGGCCTCGATGCGCCGGATGACTTCCTCGCCCTCGTGGGCCAGCCGGATCGTGAACGCCGTCAGAACGTTGATCTTCGCCATGTCAGATCCCGTCCCGGTAAGCGGCCGTCGTACCGTAGCGCCATTCGACGCGGCCGATACGCGACCAGTAGGTCGTGATCTGGAACAGCGAGCGGTACTCGAGCGGCGTGCGCTGCAGGTCCGTCATCGGGAACTGGACGTACTTCTTGTCGCTGTTGTACGCGACCATCCGGTCCACGGTGCCGAGCTGCCCCTGCGTGCCGCCGGCGCCGGCGCCGATCAGCCACTTCAGCTCGAGGATTTCCAGCGGCGTGCCCTGCTGCGTGCAGATGTTGTTCTCGAGCAGGTACGTGAGGATCGACTTGTTGCCGGCGTCGCTCACGATCTGCGACGCAACCCAGCCGAGTTTCGCGGGCGGCAGCATGAGGCGGTTCGGTTTCACCTTCCAGCCGGACGCTTGCCATGCCGAAGTCAGGATCTCGTTGACGTCCTTGAGGATCTCCTTCGGCGTCTTCGTTTCCCACTGCGGCGTGCCGGCCGCGCCGTTCGCGACGTTGGAAACGCTCCCGACGGCGCCGGTCGAGTTCACCAGGCCGGTGAAGCTCATCTGCGGATCGCCGTAGTAGACGATCTGGTCGAGGTCCATGTTGCGCTTCATGTTCATCGCCTCGACCTTCTGCGAGTCGATGGGCATGCCGAGCGCTTGCGACTTGATCAGCTCGGGAACCGTGTACTTGACCTCGGCACCCCAGAGCAGCATCGGCTGCGCGGTCTTGCCGATGTCGACCGACGGGCCCGCCAGCGCGTTGCCCTCGTTCGAGATCCAGTTCAGACCGTTCGGGTTGATACCGCCGCTCATCCCGAACGCCGAGTTCGTGAACGACGCGACTTCGTCGGCCGCCGACACATCGCTGCGGATGTAGATGTCGCGCGACCAGGTGTACTCGACGAGCGGCTCGTTGAGCGTCTGGTCGAGGCGTTCGAGCTGGCCGAGGAGGAACGCGCCGGTCGAGTCGATCGTCTGGCGATCGTACGTGTACTGCTGGTCCTGCGTACGCGCGCGGATCAGCCGGCGCGTCGCGTCCGCGACGGCCGCCGACATCGGGATCGAGGCCCCGGCCCGGCGCAGGTGCTTCAGTTCGGACATGTCCATGTAATGGCTCCAGAAATGCAAAAGCCCCGCGATTGCGGGGC